GCGAGCCCGAGGCCTATTCCTGGCACCGCGGGTCGCCGGACCCGAACAGCACCCTCTACTGGCTGGCGCTGAGAGATTGCCTCTATCGCCACAGCTTCGTGGATCGCGGCGCCTATGCCTATCCGACGACGGCGGTATTCCGGAATTTTCTGGATCGCTGACGGCCGACAGGTCAATTCGGCTCGCGGAACATTGCTTGGGACAAGCAGGCGCCGCGACCAGATGAGCGCAGCTCGACAAAGCGAAACTAAAAAGGCCTTTCGATTACTCGAAAGGCCTTGCTTTTCAGCGAATTAGGATGGTGGGCGTGACAAGGATCGAACTTGTGACCCCTACGATGTCAACTTTCAGCCCCCTAGCGGAAAGCCCGGAACTCCGGGGATTCTACGCTTCGTAAATCGTCGTTTTCGGCACTATGTTGCTACGGTGTTCCGCTTTTCAGGTTTGGCGAACCTCAGGAGCACTACGTAGCAGTTCGTCTTTGATTTAATTGGCATTCGCTGCAATTAGGGGGCCAGAGGTTCGATATGTTGGCTTTCCGTCATTGCGCGTCATGTCCAATGTGTCTGCAAGATCGCGAAGATGCTCCGGGCTATACCGGGCATAGACCTTTTCCGTGATCCTGCTGTTTGAGTGCCCGAGAAACTGAGCGATCCGCGTCATCGAATGACCATCTTCAGCAAGCCAGACGGCCGCCGAATGCCGGAGCATATGCGGTGAAACGTCGTCGAGCTTTGCAGCTTTGGCCGCTGCCTTCAGTCCTTTCTTGATCGACTTCACCTGAACGCCGGCCCATTCGATGACGAATGGCGAGAGCGCGGCCGCCTGGCTCGTTTTCAACTCCTTGAGCAAGGTCTCGTTCATCGGGACGGTTGCGCGGCCTTTTCGGCGTGTCCGGTCGAACGGGTTGCGGAGATTTATCAGTCGGCGCTCGAAGTCCACCCGGTCCCAGGTCAATTCCAATGCCGCGGCGTTGCGGGCGCCGGTGCCAATCATCAGCAGGATCGCCAGACGGATGTGCGGCACCTTGGCCGCATCCATCAACTTCATGACCTCTTCCCGTTTCAGATACCCTTCCTTCGGATCAGGCTTCGCCGGCCGCTCGATATGCGGCGCCCGCTCAATTAGGCCGTTTTTCTCCGACCAGACCAACACCGTGCGCAAATGCCCCAGTTCGGTATGGATTGTTCCGTCCTGGATGCCGGCCTTCCGACGCTCCTCCGTGTGAGCGCGGCAATCGAGCACGCTTATCGCCACCCCCTCCATTTTCCCAAAACGTGCTTCCATGGCCTTCCATGTAAATTTCATGGTCGTGACCACGGCGCGGCCTTCCTTGTCGATCAGGTAGGCCTTCCACAGGTCATCAACTGTCGTGCCTTTCGGCCGGGTCAGCTCCGCGTATCGAGACGCGGCGAGGCGGGACGCCTCTTTCTGGTCTGTGGTTCCAAGGCGATAACGGCGGCGCAAGCCGTCGGGCTCGTCCCATGTGACGCAAAACTCCCCTCGGAGTCGCGTGAGTCTCCATTCTGACATTTCTCGAACATCTCCACGTCTTCAGGTTTAATCCTCAGAAGCTTGCCGCCAAGACGAAAGGCCGGCAGCGTCCCGCAAGCGATAAGCTTGCGAACGTGACGTTCGGAGCATTCCCAATGGTCGGCTAGGCTCTTCGGAGTGAACGGCCTGGTCATGGGCTCTTCTCCCCGTTATCCACAGGCGGTTCGCCCATCAGCGAATGAAGAAATATCCTCAGGACGTGCTCGCCGCCGTGTGTGCAGTCCTTGATGCTGTCGAAGAAATTTTCATCTTCAAGCGCCAGCCGCACTTTCGCCCGAACTTCATCGAGCGTCTGACATGGTTGCCGGATGACCACCATTTCCGCGGCTTCCTTCGCCTCCCATTCGCTGCGAGGGTCGGTTTGGCGATCGGTTGAAAGTTGTTTGAGGAAGGCTTCGTCCGCAGTCTTGTATTGCGAAATTAAGTCGGTAAGCGCGAAGTTCGTTTCCATCGAGGCCATCTCAAACAGCTTTAGTTGCAAGGGGATTGGCGGCGAGTTCATCCAAGGTGGACTTGTTGAATTCTTGGCACCAGGCCTCAAACTGGATAATTGTCGCAAGACGCCTCTCGCCGTCGTTGTCGAAGGTGTTAGGCCGTTCCCGAAGGGCATCGATGATGTTGCCCCTTTCTTCAGAAAGGTACTCTTGGAACTTGCCGAGGTAGGCCTCGGCGCGGGTCCGGCTTCCATCCAGACAAATGACATAGTGAAGAGCCATGTTGGCGGTCTCTTCCAGATTATCGAGGATCCGATAGAGGCGGCAAAGGTCGTTGATTGAAAGGTCGGCCGCGTTCAGGCGGGGCGGCGTGATGTGCTGGCTCATTGGGCGCTCTCCAGCTTCTGGCTCTGCGCTACATCGAGGACCGACTGAATGAACTGGGCAATTTCGGCTAAGATGCCGCCGGTAGCGATCGTGTTGCCGAAAAGCTCATTCGACTGGAGTACTCGTGCCTTGATGCAGAGGCCTTCGTGTGTGAAGGCAGGGATCATGGATATCGCTGCGCAACACCGAAACACTTGTCGGTCGGCATAGGCCACGCGCAGCTGTACCTGCCGAACGCCGGATACTTCGATCAGGCGAGCCGTTTCGGATTCGTATGCGAGAGCGAGGTCAAGGCGCTTTTCCCATATAGCGATACTGTCCTGGAGCCAGACGCGATTGCGGTCCAAAGCCTTTTCAGTGCGTCCTTTCGGTGTTTGTCGCGAATAATTGGTAATATATTCTTCCGCTTCCGTCGAAGTAATGACTTGAAAACATTGTTTTTCATTCTTCTCTCGATATTTGCGAGATAGTCTCTTGGTAAGGTCGGCCGTATCTCGCATCATGAAACGGCCGATAATGTCGCGCTCGGCCTTGTCGTTGCGCCCATAGTCTCGATGAGCGTTAAATCCCCATAGGAGCTCTTCTGGAGCGAGAGGCCAGAGGTGGCGCCACTCGTCTGCCAGCCACGTCAGTGCGTCTTGCGCCTCTGCCATTTCGGCACGAGCGGCTATGAGAGCATCATGAGCCTGAAGTAAGTCCGGATTTTCATGTACCCCTTCCATGCCCAAGGAAGGCTCCGCAGCGGCGTGAGCTGCTTTTGGACTGCCCAGAACTGTGGGCACCGCCGACGCCGCCGCTAACCCCGGCAGCGCCGAAAGAAAAGATCTGCGAGTGGTGGACATAGCTTCGCTGGCGGCCGGAATCGGTCGTGTCATTGTCTTTCTCCAGTTTAGAAATGTTGCCGCGGATCAGCCGCAGCGCTGCATCAGCCTGCGGACTTACGCATTATGCAGGAAAAGTTTTTTCAGCGGCGATCTCTGCTTCGCGTGCGTATGCGTGTAGGGGATCCTGAAGCAGCAAGGATTGAAGCAGCCGTCGCACGCCATCCATGTCGTCGGCTAGGCCATACTGCTCGTGGCTGAGGCATTCGATCAGGCTCGATCGCTCGCCGACGCTGCCGTGCATGAAATATCGGATCTTCGCCTGGACATCGTCGGGGCTATGGCAGGGCGTGCGGACGAGGGCATCGAAGCGCTTGACCTCGATGGCGTGCGTCTCCTCGGCTGCTGCATTATCGATTGCGACTCCGGCATTGGTGAATTGTGCTTCATCGGCGTGGACCGCGTCTAAGTGAGCGTTGATCGCAGAGGAAACATCGCTGCGTCGCAAACGGTCAAACAGCAGGGTGCCGGCGATTTCTGAATTCAGTAGCTTTTTTGGGTGCGATTCCATGTGCGCTCCATCGGTTGAGATGGAGCAAACATATCGGATGAAATTTCAGTCGTCAATTATATTTGAATGAAATTTCATTTGACCAATTGAAAGGGATGGATGTCGCGGAGGATTCTGACCACAATACCCCTCACCCTTATCGCATAGCCTCCTGCATCGTAGCAGTTTCGATCCTCACTATCGGGAATGTCGGTAATATTGATTGTCAAACGGCGCGTGGGATTCCTCGTATCTTCGCCACTTTCATTTAAGGAAACGCCATTTGGATGGCCAAGGAGATGGATACGAGCGCCATCGCGCTGCACTATTCGCAGGCTGTTTTCCGAAAGTCCAACGGCAGGTAGTTCAACTCCACAATAAACTATGGAGCCGTGCTGAAGTGGGATGGATCGATTGTCCTTTCCAAACCTTCCTGGGCCTGCAACGGTGGCTATATCGCCATCTTGTATACCTAAGGCCGAAAGCGAGCGATCAGCAATGAAAACGCCAAAAACGGGCCATTCGGGATAATCCATACTTCTAAACAGGCTGTAGTAGCGCTCGGTTGACGCGATCCTATTGCGTCGTGTTTCACGATCTTCAAAAACACCGGTTTTGGCCTCTTCTGTTATGTTCATCCAATGCGCAGGGCCTGCTTGATGATGATCACGAGGCGTTTCTTCCGTCGTTTCAAATGTGTGATCTGGATCGATGCTGGCGCCTACCAGATAAGCAAGCGAACATTGAAGAACACCAGTAAGTTTCTCGAGCGTTGCTAATCGAGGACTGCCAGAATTACCTGACAAAATATCGGTTATCGCCGATCGGCCTAGGCCAGCTTCGACGGAGGCAGATGCAGCGCTCTTCCCAAGCCTTTCAAGGCGACTGCGGATTCTTCCGGATAAATCGTTTTCCATGATGTCTACTTTCCTTGATTGCGTAGGAAAAATCAAAACCGAAATTTCAGTAGCATTCACTTGCTAATGAATGATTTTTCAGTATGATTAAAAAATCATGGAAAACGAGCTCAGAAAAATTCTCCTCGACACCGCGTGCGCCTTTGCGAAAGCATCCGACTGCGCCGTGTCCACCGTTTCGCGCCGGGTGAAGAATAATCCTAACTTCTTCTCCCGTATCGAAGACACCACGACAAGCTTCACCTTGAGGACATACGACGAGGTCATGCGGTGGTTCGCTTCAAATTGGCCCGAGAAGAAGCAGTTACCGCTCGGCTTGATGAAGTGGATGGTTGACACCAGCTATACCAAAGACGAGGTCTCCGCATGACGGCCCCTCGCTCACACACACGCGGATGCGCGCGGCGCACAACGAACGTCGCCAATGATGATCTTCCGTCGCTGGAAGCTCAAATTGAGGCTTGGGACGCATATGTCTCCGCGCAAAGCTTGGCTCAGTCGACGGGCGATGTTGAGGATGGCATTGCTGCCGGTCGCGCATGGCGTCGGTGGCTTGATCTCTTCATGACGTCCGTGCAGCGGAACTTCGTCGACGGCCCGCGCGGAGGAGTAATTGGATGACGGCTGCGCTGGCCTCTAATTTCATTGCTGAGATCGAGCAAGAAATTCTCGGGTCTTTGCTGATGGTCAGCGGCGTGACGACGGTGCTGGGTGTCGTAAGGCCCGAGCATTTCGTTGAGCCCTTGCATCGCCGTATATTCGAAAACATGCTCCTGGGGCACGATCGATACGGCAGCTCCAGCATCGCCATCGTGTTCAAGTTGTTTCCTGAAGACGAGGCAGCACAGTGGAGCAAGTCGCTTGGGCGCCCCCTGTCTGCATATCTAGCCGCTCTCGCTTCGAACACCGTTCACGGCGTTGCCGGGTTTAAAAAAAGTATCCCAAATCTCCTTTCGCAATCCGCGCGGATAGGTCTGGCAGTCGAGGCCGAAAACATCGCGGCTGCGGCGAATGACCCTGGCGTCGACCCGAGCGCACTGATCCGCAACGCAACGCGGGCATTCGACGATATCGCATCCAGACTTCGTGGCAGCAATCGCGGCCGGACCCGCCACTCTCTGCACGAGGCTGCTACCGCCGCGCTGATCGACGTGGAAACCGCCATGTTCCGCGGCGACGGCTTGACCGGCGTCACGTGGGGACTGAGCGAGGTAAACCGCTCGACGGGCGGATTGCAGCGCGGCGAAATGACTGTGCTTGGCGCCCGACCCTCAATGGGCAAGACTGCCGTCGGTCTTTCCGTCGCCATCAAGGCTGCCAAGAAAGGGCACGGCGTCGCGTTCATGTCGCTGGAGATGGGCGCCAAGCCCCTGTCGTTGCGCGCCATGACCGATATCGCCTTCGACTGGAACGTGCGCGTCCCCTACAGCGATTTGATTACCGGCAAGGTCGATCCGAAAGATCTTGAGGCTATCCGCTCCGCAAATCAGGATCTGGACGCAATGCCGCTCTGGATCGAAGAGCAGTCCGGTATGTCCATTTCGGACATTGCCGTGAAGTTAGAGCGGATCAAGGACGTTGCCGAGCGCAGCGGGCACACGATCGATTTGCTTGTCGTCGACTACCTGCAGCTCGTCGCGCCGTCATCGCGGTACCAAGGCAATCGTACAGCCGAGATTACCGAGATATCGGCTGGCCTGCGAAACCTCTGCAGGGAAGCTGGCGTGTCGTTGCTGGCGCTGTCGCAGCTTTCGCGCCAGGTCGAAACGCGTGAGGACAAGCGTCCGATGCTCTCCGATCTTCGCGAATCTGGTGCGATCGAGCAAGACGCCGACACCGTCATCTTCCTCTTCAGGGAAGCCTACTACCTGTCGAAGGGGAAGGGGAAGGATGCCGACGCAGAGATGGAGCGCCTCGATCGACTAGAGCAGGTAGAGAACAAGCTCGAATTCATCATCGCCAAGCAGCGCAACGGACCCGTCAGGACCGTGGATCTATTCATCGATATCGCCTCGTCGGCGGTGCGAAGCGCTGCGAGGATCTGACCAGATGAAGCAGTCAGCTCAACTTAAGGTCAAGAACTGGGAACAGTTTCAGCACTACAAAGACCGCAATCCGCCGTGGATTAAGCTGCATTTTGCCCTGCTTTCCAGCGAGGACTGGGTGACGCTAGACGATGCTAGCAAGCTGCTAGCAGTTGTGTGCATGCTGATCGCGTCCCGAAACAATGGGATGGTGCCGAATAATCCTGCCTACCTCAAGCGGGTTGCATACCTAGATCGCGTTCCAAAGCTTAAGCCTTTGATTGATTGCGGTTTTCTTGAAGAAATGCAAGCGGATGATAGCACGTTGCAAGCGGATGCTAGCGGTGCGCAAGCGGATGCTAGACCAGAGACAGAGACAGAGGAAGATAAGAAAGAATCTATGTCCGAAACGAGTTCGGACGCTGCGCCAAAAAAATCAAAACGGGTGAGCTATCCGGATGCCTTCGAGGCCTTTTGGAAAGCGTACCCAACGACGGTGAACATGTCGAAGAAGGAAGCCTTCGACGAGTGGAAGAAGCTCGACGAGCAAGATCGGCAAGCTTGCCAAGCCGGCATTGCCGGATATTGCGCCTTCCTCAAGAGCAATCCCAATCATCCGACCATCCACGCTTGCCGGTTCATCAGCAAGCGTCGTTTCGAGGGTCATGCCGAGGCGCAGGCAGCACCGGTCGTCGATGTTGCCGTTTGGACGAAACGCTTGAACTACGCCCGGTCGAAACGGATCTGGGACTCGCTGAAATGGGGGGCGTTGCCGCACACGCCGGGATGCCTCGCCCCCGCAACCCTCCTCCAACCCGAAGACGGCGCCGGCTGGCGCGAGTGGGAGCAGGCAGCATGACCGGCAACGACTTCGAATTCACCAACGTTGATAGCTGGGCGCGCGGCGTCCGGCATGCTTTCGTCATCTCCGTCTCACACGGGAAGGGCGGCAATGGTGACGTGCCCCCAACGACACGATCTGCACCGCCGGCGATACGCGATCCGCTTTCGCGCATCGGCAAGGAAACGCAAAATCCAGGGGAGGATCGCTTCATGAACGGAGATATATCGCCGATTGTGATTTATAGTCGTCCATCTTGCAACCGAGGCGTCCTTATGAGCGATTCAGACTTGCAGACATTTTCCATTTTCGATGATCGACCAGCGCCGAATTTTATCGACGGGTGGCGGCAGTACATTATCGATACAGGGGCGCCGGAAAAGTATTCTGGCGTTTCGACCAGCAAGCCAGATCGTTCCGCGAACGTGGTTCTCCTATCGGACGAGATCCGTGTCCCGACGGCGATGCGGCCGGGTGGGGACAAGGTACCTTGCCCGATTTGCTCCCCCAATGCGGGGAAGTTTGGGAAAGGTCGCATGGCTTATTTCCCTGACGATAGCGCCGTTCGCTTTATCGGACATGACTGCGCCAAGAAGCATCTCGGGTCGAATTACACCGAGGCGGAGCGCCTCTTCAGGATCGAGGCACAATGCGCGTCAATCATTACGCTTTGGCCAAAGCTGCAAGCTCTTCTGCCTCAGTTGAGCCCGGTGGTTGATGGTCTCTATGTCGTCGGCAAGCGTTTGGGCGAAATGCGATTTTACATCGAAGTCCAAGCGTCCGGTTTCGCAAACGCTTTTTACCGCGACTTAGTCTCGATCGGATCTCGAGTTGTCACATCGCAGGATGCTGCAGCTAAATCCCATGCAGTCAGGGGGCTGGGGTTTTTGGCCGAAGAATTCAGTCCGGACAAAGATGCCCAGAAGCTTATCGATATTTGCCGGGATATTCGTTCGCCGCTTCCAGGATGGCAAGTGGGAGAAGGAGACAGTGCGGCATCAAAGGAAATCACCAAACGCGGCCGCTCGGCCATTCGGCGACTACGCGAGATGGCAGCGCTTAGGGATCAGATAGAGGAAGCGTCGCAATTCTTTGATCCTCTCAATCTCCGGCTGCTGGAGCAGTGGAGGGCGTCCGGAAACTCGCCTTTCACCGTGATCCGATTTGAACGTGATGGCGATCGAGTTGGTGGCGTGATCGAGAGTTATGCCGGGAGATACGAATGGTCGGTGGCTTTCCCGAGCGATTTGATGGGAAAGCTTCCGAAAAAGGAAGAGATAACAGCGCTGAAGTTGATGGAGGTTCTCGGTTGAACAAGGTCAAGCAAACAGGGATTTCCACAGCTGAATCATGGTATCTGATCCGGGTAGTACCCGGCGGCCAGAGAATGGCCCGCGCCCTAGATGGTGCCTCCGAGCATAGGATCGGCGAAACTTTGCTTGAGCGCGAGTGTCGTGAAAAAGGCGTGGCCGTGTTCACGCCGTCGTTTTGGACGGTCGTACGCCATCAGCGGACGAACAGGCTGATCGAAAAGAGGTATCCGTTGTTCCCAGGATATTGTTTCGTGCAAGTCGCCGGAGCGGGCTTCGACCCTATCAGAAGGTTCAACTATGTTTCGCACTTCATGCGCGGCGGCGGTCGCTACGGTATGGCGTCGTTTACCGATAGAGATATGGTGATGCTCTACGTCGCCGATCAAGAAGCGCGCGATACGCATCAGACGATGAAGAAGAACGGCGAGGCCGATGTGCGCGAGCATCGCCGAAAAGAACTAAACCGCCAAATCGGCCTCATATTTCCGAAAGGTCGTCGCAAGAAGATCCCGCTTCGGGTCATGGCCGAGTCCGCCATCAACGGCCTGTCTGCTAAAGCGAAAGAAAGGTGCAAATCCCTCCTCAAGGAGCTGGAGCTCTTGGAAAGGGAAGAGACATCTTGCAATGATTTGAAACAATCGTTAAATTCTGCAGCGTGATTTGGTGTTTCAGTCGGACCTTCTTCGGAAGATGACCAATTCGACGGCCCGATCCCCTGCCGAACCTTGCATTCGGCGCGACGGGGGAGATGTGTCCTTTTTTCATCACAACGCGGGCCGGAACAATAGCCGAAAGGTGAACTGAGGGGTTGTCGCTGGACCGCGCCCGATGATCACTTATAGCACGTGATTGTCGCCCATCTATAACCGCAATTGTTGCCACTTTGGCCCCAAATGGACTTGCTATAGATGCCGCACTGTGCGCCTTTGTTGACCCCACAAATCTGCTGGCAGGCATAATTAGGCTCGAACCCACTGTTACCGCCGTCACCGCAATGAAAAATGGTTGTAACCTCTGGAAAATCAGACGGTTTGGTATTGGAAGCAGTGCAATGACTGTCGTATTCGCCCCAGCAGGTGTTCTCCACCCGACTTTGCGCATGGGCTGGCAAAATGCCCGACAGAAACCCGAGAAATGCAACAGCAAGAAGTAGCATCTTGGACATCGTCATGTCTCCTAATGGTTGAAGTTTTCATTTAATTCACCTCAACCTCCAGGTGTCAACGTATCAATTAAGCGTACTGGGAATCCGCAAGGCAAACGTATACATTGAGAGGTTTTACCGGCGCTGGATAATTCAGGTGATCCGAGTTCGCCATGTCTCTATAGACCAATAATTTTGACGGGGACGTTATGGAAACCCCGGTACGAGCCTTTGGACAGGCCCCGGTAGGGTTCTGATGGGGCCCGGGAGACGCTGGAGTAAACTGGGCACGGGGTTTGATGATCGTCCTGACAACCCTGGAACGCCGAGTGGAAGCCCTGGCGCTCCAGGCGGCAACCCTGGGAGGCCACCAGTACCTGGGGTCACTTGCGGAATTGCCTTGAGCACTTGCTCCAGCAGTTGAAGAGGAGCGGTGACCGCGTTCGCCACATCCGACACGGCTTTCGCGACGGGTTGGGTCTTATCTGCGAGTTCATTTGCCTTGTCCACGAGGTCGCGAGCATTGTGAAGTTCAGTCACCCATTTCTGTGGTGGCGGCGGTATGAGTTCGTATCTGCCCGCAACGATGACCGCCATATACAGGGTGCCGAGAAAGACCCAGATCTTCAAGAAGAACGTAATAAGTTCTTTGATCATGACGCGCCCCTTATTTGGATGCGCGATTCTGTGCCTCAGCACCAGATGAGTCGAGTGGTAGTGCAACCGTACCGGCTAGGCAATTAGGATGAGAAATCAAATATAGGTTGCTTAGAAACCTAATTAGACGAACCCGTTTCGGCGCGGATCTAAGTCCAGACTTCGCAAAAAAAGGCCCGGCAGATAACCGGGCCTTTTTGTTGGAAGCAGTTATCGGCAAACACGCTCTACTGTTACGATCCTATGGCCGTGGTGCCAACCGACCATTCGCTTTGTAAAGCAGTCGTGGCGATGACGGTTATGGCCCCAATCGCCGTGGTCATAATGGCGATGGTGGTGGTAATACCCGTCATCGGCCAGCGACGGGGCGGTCGTGGCGACGAGCGAGGCCAAGGCTACTGCTGAAGCGATAAAGAACTTGTTCATGGATTTCCTCCGAACATTTTGCTCTTGTACAACGTCCTAGGGGTGACGTTGGTTCGACCCTAGACCCAAAGGGATGAATAAAGCCTGACGTTAGCGTTAATGTCAGCTTCAGGTGGCGAAGAGATGGGGAAGAGGTGACATCTATCCGCCGGCGCTACGGCGTCGCTTCCCTGCACCAATCCGAGCGGCTGCATTCATCAGCAGAACCGGAACGCAGAATGATGACTGCTCCGGCTAGTCGGTTAAACGGCAGGGGAAAGCCCACGTAGACTGCCACCCTTCGGGGCCGATTATGGTGCGCTCGGTAAATTTGGCACTCATGCTTGAATTACAATTACATCATTATCATCGTCGCCAGCAGTTCAATGAACCCCATAGGGGAATAAGCAAATGGCGCGCTGACCACGAGACCAACAAACCCAAGCGCAATGGCTGCAACCAGGCCATGCTTATGCCAGCCGTAGGTGGCGCCGAAGCCTACAGCGGCCGCGATGATGATAAATGCCCAAACACCTCGAAAGATGATCCGGATCCACGACGCGGCAGCATCTGAGGTCATCGAGTTCTCCTGACGGTCTCGTATGGTTTTCACATCGGAGGGCACGCACCAGGTTGCACGCAGCCCGATTGGCATAAAAACTGCTCGGATTTTTGATTAACTCAGCCGCGTTCGGTTGCAAGGCGCCGAAGGATAACCATTGCCGCAGATCTGATATCTTCGGACCTGTAATCGTCGCTATCAATACCTTGGCGCACCATCAAGTCACCAACGTCGTTCGGGTCTTTGTAACGATACGTGGACACGTTCGTATTTGTGGGGCGGTGTATGAGCGTCACATCATCGACAAATTTCGAATTGGTCTTCTGTCACCGGCTTCATTCTTATCCGCTTTCGGTCAGTTCCGACGAATAGGCATGTACGGGATCGCGAGCGCTCTGCCGTCGATTGTGTGGCTCTGGATTAGAACCCGCACCGGCGTCCCGTTAAAATCGCTGGTGAGTTCGACGTGTTGGGACGCATAGGCGTCCCCCAAATACAACGAATGACCCTCTAGCAGCAGGCCACCGTTATGTGGGCCTAATATCGTTACCGGCATCGAAGTATTGTTGTTCTTGATCGCAAGCCTAGCATTCGGGGTCATGGGCGTCTCCTCGACATTGTCAACGGATTCGAGGTGGGCATGCGAGTTCCCAGTTGCAAGTCGCCAATTCGCCGAAAGCAACGAAATTGGGAAGAGCTGACATCTACGCGCCCATGCTACGGCATAACTCCTGGTCGGGCTTTTTGATTCCAGATTGAAACTCAGATTGAAGGATAGACAGATGTCCAAGGATGAACAGCAGATTGAAGCCGAGATCCAGGCGAAAGGCTTGAACGCCCCGCGGCTGAACCCGCAGATGATCGATAACACCATTGTCTCCGCGCAATACCATGTGTTCCCCGGCACGACGCTGACCCTGTGTGCGCTTACGCTGCGCAATGGCTACATTGTGACCGGCGAGAGCGCCGCAGCATCTCCGGAGAATTTCAATCAGGAAATCGGTCGCAAGATCGCCCGCGACAATGCGCGCAATAAGATTTGGGCGCTGGAAGGATATCTGCTTCGGCAAAAGCTGTCGGAAGCTGCCGAAGTCCATCATCTTAGCGACTAACCCGTCGAGGTTTCATCGGAAGCAAACGTGGCAGCAGTGTAGTCCGCTACAATCCACTTCTCAACGGTGATCGTTCTTGCAAGCGTTTTCTCTGCTGCTGACTTTATTGCTTTAAAAGACGCAACGGCGGCGTCTCTGTTGGTGAACTCACCAACGAGAGTTGTGTTTGGCAAACGATACCATTTTTTGTCAGACGCAAAAAGCCAAGGTGACCAACCGTTCGCTTCCGCGGCGGTAAGATATGATGCATGCGGGTCCGGACGCGTCTCTTTAAGATCGTAGCATGCGATGTATCTCGTCATTTTCCGCTCCTTTGTTGAGGAAACACGAGATGACGATCCTTCGCTGGTTCACAAGCGTCGGTATTGCATCGCGCTCGGTTGTTCAACTTTCCCACATTTTCCACAGGAGGATGCAATGGTTAGTCAATGCCACGTAGTTATTTAGCCTCATACCATCCGTGACGCACGGCACTAATGCATTCTCCATAAGTCTTGAGAATGTAACTTTTATCCGCCGTGGTCCACCCAGGTGATAGATCTCCCATCGATCCATAGGTTGCCTTCTTTTCGACGTCCGCGATCATCTTGAATAGCCTGAAGGCAACCTCCTCCGGTGAGTTCTCACCGATGTGAACGACTGGTTTCTCCGACATTGTAGCTCCTTTCTGAGTTGTAGAGGCATCAGACTACGGTCGCCTCTGAGTCGCAATGCACGGTTTGAGTTATCCCCGTTATTCCCGCAACTCACCGGACGAAGCACAGGCTGAACCAACCCACCGGCGGATCAGGAGGCGGAGACGTGACCGGCAGACCATCAGACTTTACGCAGACGATTGCTGACGCGCTCTGTGAGCGCTTGGCCGGCGGTGAAAGCCTCAAGTCGATCTGCCTCGCCGATGACATGCCTCATCGCGCGACTGTGTTTCGATGGCTTGGCACACACGACAGCTTTCGCGACATGTACGCGCGCGCTCGCGAAGCCCAGGCTGACGCCCTGTTCGACGAGATCCTGGATATCGCCAATACGCCGATCACCGGCGAGAAGACGAAGGTAGACAAGGACGGCAACGTCGTTGAGATGACCAAGGCGGATATGATCGAGCATCGGCGGCTGCAGATCGACGCGCGCAAGTGGATGGCCGGCAAGCTCCGTCCGAAGGTCTATGGCGACAAGCTCGATATCGACCTGAACAGCAAGGTCAACTTTGTCATCAATGCCAAGCCTATGACAGAGGCCGATTGGCTGAAAGAGCATGGATCAGACGACGATAAGTAGGACTGCATGGGCGCCTCAGGCCGGCCCGCAGACCGCACTTGTCGATTGCCCGTTCCGTGAGGTGTTCTTTGGTGGCGCGCGCGGCGGCGGAAAGACTGACGGCGTTCTCGGCAAATATGCGATCAAGGCCGCGACATACCGATCTGCCTTTAATGCGATCTTCTGCCGGCGCGAGCTGCCGATGCTGGATGATGCGATCGAGCGCAGCAAGGAAATATACGGCAAGATCGGTGCCGATTGGAACGAGCAGAAGAAGACGTGGGTGTTTCCCGGTGGTGGTCGGCTCCGCTTCCGCCCACTTGAGCGCGTTCAGGACGCCGATAAGTATCAGGGCCAGAACGTAACGGATGCCTGCGTCGAGGAAGCTGGCCTTTATCCTGACCCGAAGCCGATCGACAGAATGTTTGGCGTTCTGCGATCTGCCAAGGGTGTTCCGACGCAACTGATCTTGACCGGTAACCCTGGGGGTGCTGGGCAGCACTGGATCAAGCAACGGTATATCGACCCAGCGCCGAACGGCATGAAGCTGCTGACACGCAAACTACCGAACGGCAAGGAGCATCGCTACGTCTTCATTCCGAGCCGGATCGAAGACAACAAGCTCCTGCTGGAGAATGACCCTGACTACATCAACAACCTGTATCTGGTCGGCTCTGATCAACTGGTGAAGGCATGGCTCTCTGGCGACTGGAACGCGATCGAGGGAGCATTCTTCGACTGCTGGGATACTCGAAAGCACATCGTTCGTCCTTTTGCGATCCCGAGCGACTGGACTCGATTCCGATCAATGGATTGGGGATCAGCCAAGCCGTTCTCGGTTGGATGGTGGGCAATCGCTGGCGATGATCATCCGACGGAAACCGGTGTCATTCCTCGCGGAGCCATCGTCCGATATCGCGAATGGTACGGCTGCAAGGCCGGTGAGGCGAACGTTGGCCTGAAGCTGACAGCGGAAGAGGTTGCCCGCGGTATTGCACAGCGCGAGGGCGCGAAGTTCGATCCAGACACGAAGGTGATGATCGAGAACCCAACCGAGAAGGTCTCGTATGGTGTTCTCGATCCTGCAGCCTTTGCCGAGGATGGCGGCCCATCGATCGCAAGCCGCATGATGCGTGAGACGAAGTTCAAGGTGATGTTTCGTGCTGCCGACAATGCCCGCGTGTCGCAACGCGGCGCTATGGGCGGCTGGGATCAGATGCGCGCCAGGCTCAAGGGTGACGGTGAGCGACCGGGATTGTTCGTATTCTCAACCTGCACAGACTTCATCCGGACGGTGCCACTCCTGCAGCACGATAAAGATCGGCCCGAAGATCTCGATACCGACGCCGAAGATCACGTTGCTGACGAAGCGCGCTACGGCTGCATGTCCCGTCCGTATCTGCCGCCGAAGAGAGACGAGCAGCCAGCGCAAAAGCATCAAGACTACACGCCGCGCAATAGCGGTGCGGATGCCGGGGATTGGATGACATACTGATGAATCAAACAGACTATTCGGCTGGTTCGTCTCCGTCACAGGGGCCGACAGCCTCGACGCTTCCGTCTGCCCAGTCGTTCGCCAATCACGCGAAGCTGAAGAAGCAATATCTCGACTATCTTGGCTTGAAAAACGAGGAAATCAAAGAGCAGCAGAACGCGCGACGCTACTATCACGGCGCCCAGTATACGGCTGATCAAATCAAGGTTCTCAATAAGCGCAAGCAGCCTGTCGTCACGTACAATCGCATCGGGCGCAAGATCAACAGCCTCGTCGGGTTGCTTGAGCAGCAGAAGCAGGATCCGCGAGGGTTCCCGCGTACTCCGAAGCACGAAGAGGGCGCCGAAGTTGCGACAGCCGTGCTCCGGTATGTCTGCGATGAGCAGGATTGGCAGACAAAGGCGCTTCTGAGCGGGCAAGATGGCGCTGTCGACGGTCTAGCCGGCGTCGAGATCATAATCGAGCGCGGAGATCAGGGTGACCCCGAGATCGGGATCGAGACGGTTGATGCAGCCTCGTTCTTCTATGATCCGCGCTCTCTCAAGCCGGACTTCTCCGATGCGCGTTACATGGGCGTCGGGAAGTGGGCTGACGAAGAAGCTGCGATCGAGATGTTCCCGGATAAAGCCGCTGAAATCAGCGCCTCGTTGGAAAACGGCTCCGAGCTGACCAGCGATCCGGACAGCGACAGCAAATGGTTTGCGAACGGCGAGACATCGAAGCGTATCCGCATCGTCGACCATTGGTACATCAAAAACGGCGAATGGTTCTGGTGCATCTATACGGGCTCCATGATCCTGGCCGAGGGTCCGTCTTATCTTCGGAACGAGAAGAACAAGACGATCTGCAAATACATCATGTGGTCGGCGGCGATCGATCAGGACGGAGACCGGTACGGCTTCATTCGCAACATGAAGTCCAGCCAGGACGAGGTGAATGCTCGGCGCTCCAAGGGTCTGCATACGCTCAACTCTCGGCGAATCATCGTCGAGAAGGGTGCCGTCGACGACATTGAGCAGACACGACGCGAGGCTGCGCGGCCCGATGGAGTAATCGAGGTCGCACCCGGTGCCACACCACCAGTGTTCGACGACGCGGCCAGAGGCCAAGAGTTGCAAGGCCAGATGGCATTCCTTGAGGACGCCAAGAACGAGATCGAGAACTACGGTTTCAATCCGGCTCTTATGGGGCAGGGCGTGCAGGATATGTCAGGGCGCGCTATCCAGTTGCAGCAGCGTGCCGGCGTTGCCGAGCTTGGGCCTTACCTTTCATCGAATCGTGGCTGGAAGATCCGCGTCTATCGAGCGATCTGGGGCGCCGTTCAGCAGCATTGGACCGGCGAGCGCTGGATCCGCGTCACCGATGACGACAAGGTTGCCCAGTTCTTTGCCGTCAATCAGTTATCGATCGATCCGCGCACCGGTAAGCCGGCCATCGTGAACGCCCTTGGTTCGCTCGATGTAGACATTATCCTCGACGAGGGTCCGGATAGCGTCAACATGCAAGGCGACGCGTACGACACCTTGTCCATCATGGCTCAGAAGGGGATTGCGGTTCCACCGGAGCTACTGATTGAGCTGTCGCCGTTGCAGGGATCTATCAAGCAACGTGCGCTCGCCATCCTTCAGGAAGCCAAGCAGCAGGCCGCACAGCCTAACCCTATCGCTGTTGCTCAGGCGCAAGCTGAATTGCAACAGACGCAGGCCGGCGCGCAGTTGAAGCAGGCACAGGCAGCTAAAGCCATGTCTGAGGCCAGCAACCCGAAGCAGCCGAACGCTCCGAATGACCTTGATGTCGTCCGCAGCGTTGCCGAGATCCGCAATACCAACGCGCAGACAGCAAAAACGCTCGCCGACGCGCGAAAATCGAATGTCGAGGCAGAATTGAAGCCAATGCAAGCGGTGAATGAAGCCGCGCGGACGCGTCAGCAGGCTCAAGCCAACCTCACATAGGAGCCGCCATCCTGAAGGGCGACCATCGGGCGCTGGTCCGCATCCAGCAGAGTGCCGCCGACTTCATGGGCGATAGCCGCCGCCAGGCTCAAGGGCGATCCGTGAAACCTCCCACGAATTGGAGACTATAATGGCCGTAAACTCGGAATTGAATGAGCTGTTTTCTGATAGCGTCTCGGCGCCTGAGGTCACAGCAGACGCACCAGCACCCACACCATCACCAGTAACTGAGCAGCCAGCCGTCGCACGCGACGATCAGGGCCGTTTCGCCACCAGAACGCCAGAGGAAGCTCCGGCTCCTGTTGTCGAGCAGCCAGTTGCAGCAACGCCGACCGAACAGCCGCAGCATACCGGCAATGTTCCAGTCGGCGCCGTGAAGGCTGAACGCGAAAAGCGGCAGGCAGCCGAGGCAGACGCTGAAGCTCTCCGCCGTGAAGTCGCGGAACTGCGCGGAATGGTCGTGGCACGGCAGCAACCTGCTCCGCAGCCGCAACAGGAAGAGCGCCCGATTGCCCTCTGGGATGATCCCGACGCCTATCTGCAAAGCCAGCTCACGCCGTTCCAGCAGCAGATGCAGGAAATGCGCGAGGAGCTATGGGAGTCGAAAGCTGCAGCCGTCCATACGCCCGATGCCGTACACGCGGCCAAGGCAGCGGCGGAAAAGCTGTTCGGCACACCGGAAGGGAAGGTTCTGCATCAGCAGATTACCTCCGCCGGCGGCAATCCCTTCGACAATCTGGTGAAGTGGCACAAGCAGCAGCAGGCGATCGCTCGGGTTGGAGACGACCCGGATGCATTCGTTCAGGCTGAACTTGAAAGGCGTCTCGCTGATCCAGCCGAACAGGCGAAGATCCTCGAACGCATCCGCACTGGTGCAGCATCCAATCCGCCCACGGCCCAGCCCGTCACAAGCCTTCCGCCCTCTCTCAGTCGTCTTCCGTCCGGTGGAAACGCCGCGGCCGACAATGACATGAGCGATAGCGCGCTATTCAGCCACGCAACCAGCGGCAAGCGGTAACGCCCTGCGAGGCGCCGCGCCCGTCTTGAAAGGACCATCCCATGGCCGTCTCTACGGTTCAGGACAATAATAAACTTGTCCAGTACACCAAGGAAATCAACCGCGAGTTCGTTCGCGAAAACCTGTTCTCGCCCTACATGGGCCAGGATCTGACCGCTATCATCCGCATTCGCCAGGAGTTGAAGAACGGCGGCGAGCAGATGAACATTCCGCTTGTCACGAAGCTTCGCGGCAAAGGGAAGGGCGCTGGCACCCTCGTCGGCAACGAGGACAAGATCGACAACTACGGCATGCGCTTGTGGATCGATTGGGCGCGCAACGCCGTCACCATGAAGAAGAACGAGATCCAGAAGGACTCTGCTGACCTGTTCGGCGAAGCGAAGCCGCTTCTCTCGGATTGGGGCAAGGAGCGTCAGCGCGACGACCTGATCGCCGCCTTCATGGCCCTTCCTTCGGAAACCGCTCCCGCAGGGCTCGGCTCTGACGACGGCAACACCGTCAACGGTATCAGCTACGAGGCTGCTACTGCCGCGCAGCGCAATACGTGGAATGCCGACAATAGCGACCGCATCCTCTACGGTAACGCGATTGCAAACTACAATGCCACCCATGCCACGGCGCTGGCCAACATCACGACAGCAGCCGGCAAGTCCAGCGCTGCGTCGCTCACCTTGGCGAAGCGCATGGCTGAAAATGCGGTTCCGGCAATCCGGCCGTATAAGACTGCGGACGGCTATCAGTGGTACGTCTATTTCTGCGGCTCGAATGAATTCCGCGATCTGCAGAATGACGCCGACATCAAGACGGCGAACACTAATGCCCGAGCTCGTGAAGGCAACGGCATCGACAAGAACCCGCTCTTTGTCGACGGCGACCTGCTCTATGATGGCATCATCATCCGCAAGGTGCCGGAAATCACCCTGTACGTTACGCAGGTTTGGACATCGTTGCAGACGGCTGGCAACAGCGGATCGCGTGTCGAACCCGGCTTCCTCTGCGGTCAACAGGCGGCAGTCCTTGGCTGGGGCCAGATGGCAAAGCCGACCTTCCGCAAGGAAGATGACTATGGCTTCATTCAGGGCGTCGGCACTGAGATGGCCTACGGTGCAGCGAAGATGTTCAAGAAGCACCCGATGGACGGCACGGCACTGAAGCAGTGGGGCGTCGTCACCAAGTTCAGCAGCGCCGCGCAGGACGCTTGATGAACGGCTAGGGCGGCTTCTGTCGCCCTTTTTCTTTCCCTCACTCATGAAAGGGCACGACGATGCCTCTCAATGCCAACACCTCGGCGCGTGACGCCGGCTTTCAGAATGTGCAGTACTATCGCAAGCGCATCCAGTTTTCGGACGGTGTGCTGACATGGAAATTCAAAATTCCGGCCGGCGCCGTGATCCTCGCGCCTCTGACAGGGGTTGACGTTCAAACCGTCTTCAACTTCGGCACGAACAACCGCGTTCAGGTCGGCGATGCCAGCGGCGTATCCAAATATGGCCTGAACCTGTCACTGCTTGCTCTCGGTTTCGTGCCGATCGCCGTTGCGGTGGGCCACAAAGTCACGGTCGACACCGATATCGTGTTCACCGTCGACAACAGCGGCACGGCAGCAACGACCGGCGATGCCGAGCTCGTTCTTGCCTTCATCCCGGCAAACTGAGGGGCGCGACGATGGTCAAGGTCAAATACCTGCCGGAAGCCGGCACTCCCGACGAAACCGAGACACTGAATCATAAGTTCAGCGCTCGACGCGCTACCGATGTCACCGATGAAGCGGTTCTGGCCGTTCTTCGGGGAAATCCGTTCTTCCAGGTTCTGGATGACGACAAGGCCTCACGGCCACCCGCTCCGGCACTCAAGGCGGCGACTACGCAGCTTGCCGCAGTCGAACAGGACGATGGCACATTTGCCATCACGAACGGCGCCGACCTTATCAAGGAAGGCCTGACCAAAGAAGACGCAGACGCTTTCAACGCTCTGTCCGACGAGGACAAGGCCGAATACGTCGCTGCCTGATCAAAACGGAGCGTGGCACGATGAAGACGAGACAAGACCTGATTCTTGCCACGCTAAAGCTCCTGCAGGCTGATGGTGGCCTTGGGCAAGATCCACCGCCTGAGAATGTGCAGGATATCGAAGGCATCATCGACGGAAAGCTCGAGGAGTTGAGTGACCGCGGGATTTACGGCGCGAACGATCCAAACGAATTCGAGGATAAGTTCATCAATCCGTTGGCGACGATCCTGGCGAATGAAGCTGCGCCTTCGTATGGGCAACCGCGAAACGAGGCGTCAAACCAGACTGCCGAAAGCACTCTGCGTCAGCTTCGCAACTCGACCTATGTGCCCGGCTCCGTTCTGCCGGTGGAATATTTCTGATGGCAGACATCATTTTCCCGACAAGTACGGCGCCAGGCGCTCGCCCGGGCGAAGGTTCTGGGCGCCTGATCAATTGCTATGCCGAGCCGTTGGAGCAGGGATCTCGCAACAGCTTCGCACGTCGGCGCGCTCCTGGCCTGTCTCCTGTCGCCACCACGACGCACAACGGCTGCCGCGGCTTTCACTTCTATAACGGCGATCTCTTCGTCGCGCAGGCTGACCGGCTGTCCCGGGTCAATATCGTCTCCGGTTCATTCGTGGTGACGGATATCGGCGAGCTGTCCGGCACGAAGCGTGTCACCTTCGCCCGCAACAACAAAGCGCCCGTTGCTGATATCGTCTGCGTGACGGAGAACGGCGCTTTCATCGTGACCCGCGATGCGCCACCAGTCGCCTATCCGGACGGCGATCTGCCGCAGCCGATCAGCGTGACGTTTATCGATGGCTATTTCGTCTTCACGATCCGTGACGGTCGCTATTTCGTGTCTGCGCTCAATGACACAGCCGTGAGTGCCTTGGACTTCGGCAAAGCGGAAAGTCACCCGGGCGGTTTGCTCAACGCCTTTGGCTTCGGTGAACAGCTCGTGCTCTTCGGACCTTCCGGCATGGAGTTTTGGCAGAACGCCGGTAACGCCACCGGTACGCCGTTCTCGCGCACCGCGGTATTCTCCAAGGGCCTGGCTGACACGTTCGCCGTTGCCGGGAATGAGGATGGTTTCTCAAGCTTGATCTTCGTCGCCGATGATAATGGCGTCTATCGGCTCGATGGCGGATATCAGCCCACCAAGATTTCCGGACCGGATCTCGACCGCCTGATTGAAGCCGTCACGGACAAATCGACGATCGATATGACTGTGGCCGTCACCTCCGGCCATATGTGGGCGACAGTGACCGGGCCGACGTTCTCATGGACTTACGAGCTTGCCACCGGCTTCTGGCATGAACGGGCGAGCTATCTCGACAATCACTGGCGTGGCGTGTGCTCGGTCAAGGCCTTCAATGGCTGGGTTATCGGTGACCGAACCACGGCGAATGTGTGGAAGCTTGACCCGAACTACGCCAAGGAGGGCAGTGCTGCACTCGTGCTCAGTGCGATTTCCCTGCCGACGGCCAATTTCCCGGATCGCATCGCCATTCCGCGTGCCGATTTCGATGTGATTGTGGGTCAAGGCCTTGCGGCGGGTGATGAGCCGATCGAAACCGATCCCGTTTGCCTGATTTCATGGTCTGACGACGGCGGGAATTCCTTTAGTACTCCCTTGCAGCGTCCACTTGGACGACTGGCGACGCATCGAACGCCTCTCGTCATCAACCGGGCCGGCATGTCGAGCCGATACGGCCGCGTCTGGCGCATCGACGTTTCCGATCCCGTCTATGTCTCGATCTTGGGCGGCTCGCAAGAGGCAACACCGGTTTCGAACTGATGGCTTCCACTCTCGCTCCTCTTCCGCAACTGCCGGTCCCGACCGAGCGAATTGCAGACCCACAGACCGGCCGCATCAATCAGAACTGGTACCGGTATCTGAAGGCGCTCGACCAACACATTCGCGAAGCTGAAAAGCGCATCGCCGCCTTAGGAGGCTGACTATGGGATTTCTCGACAGCCTGACAGGCAGCAATATCGGTAAGGCGACGACGAAGGCGATCGGGCAAAACGGCGTTTTGCTGAATAACTTCCAGAACGCCGGCAACAGCATTATTGATACCGGTGAGGCAAAATCGGCCGCTGCGCTAGATCAGGCCGTTGGCAACTATGATCCGTATCTAGCCGCCGGCAAGAGCGCGACAGGCATGTATTCCGATGCACTCGGTCTCAATGGCGCCGATGGCAACGCGGCCGCTACATCCGCGTTTCAGGCGGGTCCCGGCTATCAGTTCTCGCTTGATCAAGGCACACAAGCGGCGCTTCGCGGGGCGTCGGCCGCAGGGATGCTCAATTCCGGCAATACGCTGACGGCGCTTTCTCAGTTCGGAACAGGCCTCGCCAATCAGGAATACGGCAGTTGGCTAGATCGCCTGAACGGACTTTCTGGGCAGGGACTAACCGCGGCCAATGGGGCATCTGGTGTGCTCGGAAACAAAGCATCTCTCTATCAAGGGACTGCTGATGACCGCCTTGGCCTAACGAGCTCGGTCGCTCAGGGGCAAATGGGCCTCAACAACGATCTGGCTGCAGTCAAAGAGCAGCAGGCGCAGAATAGCGGCGGCTTCCTTGGCAAATTGCTTGGAACTGGCCTCAGTCTTGGCACGAAAGCCGCCACCGGAGGATTGTTCTGATGTCGGTCACTCTTCCAAAGCCCGATCTGTCGTGGCTTGGTCAGCTATCCGGCGCGATTGCTCCGCAACAGCAGCAAGCTGGACAGATGACGGCGAACGGCTATTTCCCGCCGGCGCCCGCTGCCGGGCAGCCCCAGCAGTCGGGCGGCTTCTTGAGCCAACTGATGAACAAGCTTCCGCAAAATCAATTCTCGGTCAATCCGATGATGAACACCAACTTCCGTCTTGGAGGCTGACAGATGGCGATTGCCAACCTTCGCGTCCCGATTACGCCTCTGCCGACGCCAGATAGGTCGTGGCTCGATAGCCTAACGAACTCGCTCGGGAGTGCGATCGATACCGCTGCGCAGAACAAGGCTTTTGAGCAGAACGTGATCCCGGCGATCACCGGGACGCCCGCGCCGCAGCAGCAGCCGGGATTCCTTGGCCGTCTCTTCGGGCAACAGGGTATTCCCGCGCCTACCGCGCAGCGCCAGATCGCAGCGACCAATCCAGCGCCGGTGCAGGGCAGTGTAGCAGCCGGAACGCCGAACGATATCCAGAACCAGTTCATCGACACAGCGAGGAACGGTCTTGATCTGGGTGACGGCAAGCGCATTGCGTTGACGAACCCATACGGTTTGGCGGCTCTTGCTGCCACTGGTCGAGCTGAAAGCTCTTGGGATCCGTCGAAGGTCAACGCTGCTTGGGCGGATCCATCCCAGAGTGGGCAGGCAGGAACGGCAGGCGGCATTCTGTCCTGGCGGAACGAACGCCTCGCCAACTTGCGCAATTATGCTCAGTCGCAGGGCGCCGATCCGTCGAACATCAGTCCCGAACTGCAGGCGAAGTTCTTCCTTCAGGAGGATCCGACGCTCATTCAACGCTTGAATGCCGCGAAAAGCCCGCAGGAGGCCGCGAGCATCATGGCGAATGCTTGGAAGTTCGCCGGATATGATCAGGCCGGTGGCGAGGCCGCTCGCCGTTCTGCACTGACGCAAAACTACTATTCGACGCAGTTCGCGAATGCCCAGCCGTCGGCAGCCGCGGCCGCCGCCGTCTCACCGGCCGGCCCGACGCAGGTTGCAAGCCTTGATCCCTCGATCGGACTTCCCGCACCGGGCGCAGCCGCAGAGATGCGCGCCACCAATCCGGCTCCGGCTGCATCTGGGTTTGATCCTGCCACGGCGACGCCTGCCCAGTTGAACGCCGCGCTCAGTCCCAGCCAAGCCGCGCAGCCCGGATATGTCGACCCGACCGTGACGACAGCCTATCGTCAGCCACAACAGCAGACGGCAGGAATTGCGCCCGTCGCGCCGGCTGCCGCCAGCGCCGCACCGGATCTGATCGCCTCGGCGCAGCCTGTCAGCCGGCAGAACGTCTCGAATGAGGCTATCGCGGCCATGGTGCGCAATCCCTACACACGGCAGACGGGTTTGCAGCTCTGGCAGCAGGTTTTGACGGGCAAGACGGCCCAGCCATGGTCTTTCGTGAAGCTCGATGATGGCACGCTTGCTCGGGCGAACCAGTCGACCGGCGAGGTTCAGAACCTTGGCAAGTTTGCAAGTGGCAAAAAGGATCTTCTCAGCAACGGGAAGGGTGCCTTCTACGATTCCGAGAATAATCAATGGATTATCCCGCCTGATGGTGCTGCGGGCAGCGATAAGGAATTCTTCGGAACGACGGTGCCGTATTACGATGCGAACGGCGCACTGCACTATCGCCAACTCTCAAAGAGCGGCGATGGCAAGGATCTCGATTTCGGTCCTGGCGCAACCGCCGCTCCTCCGACGCGCACGATCGACACCGGGACGGAACTGGTCACCGTTGGCCCTGGTGGTCAGGAAATATCGCGTGTTCCGAAGCAGAACTACCAGAAGGCCGTTGAGGACGCTTCAGGCAACGCAACCGGCAAGAACGTCGTTGAGGCGAAATCCGCACTCCCTACGATAGAGGGTGCCGGAAACCAGATGCTTGCCACGATCGACAGCCTCTCAAGCGATCCATATCTGCCGAACATGCTGGGCAAGAAGAGCTATCTTCCGAATTTCACCACTGAATCCCAGCGTGTCCAGTCGAAGATGGACCAGATCGGCGGCCAGTCCTTCCTTCAGGCCTACAACACCCTTCGGGGCGGCGGTCAAATCACGGAAGTCGAAGGCAAGAAGGCCACCGATGCCATGGCGCGGCTCAACACCGCTCAGAGCGAAGCTGATTATCGGGAAGCGCTCGGCGAACTGCGCGACATCGTTGTCCAGGGCATCGCACGCGCTCGCCAGAAAGCCGGCGTGGGTAGTGGCAATCAGATGGAACAACCTGCACCTCAGGGCAATACGACATCTTCCGGTGTCAAATGGAGCATTGAAAAATGACCGTTCTGAACATCGGTGGACAGAAAGTCACGGTCGATGACAGCTTTGAGAAGCTGGCACCAGATCAGCAGCAAGCAACGGTCGAAGAAATCGTGAAGACGCTTGGCGGTGGGCAGAATGCAGCACCAGCGTCCCAGCAGGACAATAGCGCCGTCGTGCCTGGCAAGGCGGATACCGGCGTCGGCAGGCTGATAACTGGAGCACCGACCGATCCGCGCGATAGTCTCGCAGGCCGAGTTGACGCATTTGGGCGTGGCGCCGCTGATACGCTTTCTTTCGGCCTCGCAGACGAGCTTGCTGCCCAGATGAAGAGCGGCCCGCTTTCGGTGCAGCGGCCGCCTGACGAATATTACAACAGCGGCATCTATGCTGGTGCTTACAATCCCCTCGGTGCCATCGCGCGCACCCTGAATGCTCCCTTTACATCCGACACAAAGAACGCTGATTACGATAAAGCTCTTGCCGATGAACGAGCCATCAACGCCTCCGACGAGCAGAACCGCGGCGGGTATCGAATTGCGGGTCAGCTGACCGGCGGTGTTGCCGGCGGCGCTGGTTTGGCGAAGAGTGGTCTCTCTCTGACAGCGAACGCCATCAATCGTGGTGCTAGCCTTGGACGCGTCGCGGCAGCTGGCGCGGGCGAGGGCGCCATCCTTGGTGGAGCGCAGGGCTTTGGCAGCGGCGAAGGGGGCTTTCTAAACCGGCTTCAGAGCGGCGGGATTGGTGCGTTAGTTGGCCTTGGCACCGGCGCTGTCGCTCCGTATGTGACGGCCGGTGCCGGCTCGTTCCTCCGTTCCCTTCTTGCGCCGGTCACATCTCGTCTGAACCCGACACCCGCTGCAAACCGCGCGCTGGGCACAGCGATGCAGCGTGCCGGGCTGACGGCCGATGACGTGGCGGACTCGATGCAGTCGGCGAACAACGATGGACAGCAGGGCTATGCTGCCGCCGACGCCATCGGCAACGCTGGCCAACGGATGCTTTCGACCGTGGCACGCACGCCGAACGATGCGCGTCAGGAAGTCGTCAACCAGCTCCTGACACGTCAGGCAGGGCAGGGCGAGCGCTTGTCGAATGCTATCGCGGAAGGCTTTGGAGCTCCGGACACGGCGGCGCAGCGTGCAGCATCGCTGACCGGTGCACGAGACGCCGAAGCCAATCAGCTTTACGGTGCAGCACGTCGCGATGCAGGCGCGGTGAATGTCTCGCCTGTTCTGGATACGATTGACCAGACCCTTTCGCCAGGTGTCAACCAGATCGTCAGCCCGCGCGACAATATCGGCAATGACACAATTGAAGGAGCACTTGCGCGCGTCCGCAGCATGCTTTCCGACGGCAGGTCACAGGTAACGGACTTCAATACCCTGTTTCGTGCCAAGATGGACGTTGACGACATGATCCAGCGCGCCACCAACCAGGGAGCAAACTGGCGTGCGAATGCGCTCGGGCAGGTCCAGCGTCAGATTAACAATGCGCTTGCGGATGCATCACCATCGTATCGGCAGGCTGCCGCCAATTATGCGGAGCGGAGCGGCGTTATCGATGCCGTGGACGCCGGAACCGCCGCCGCCTCCGGCCGTACTCGTGCCGCAGACAATATCGCCGGATTTAACGGAATGACGCCGGATCAGCAGCAAGCTTTCCGCGCCGGCTACGCTGATCCCCTGATTACCCGCGTGGAAGCAGCTGCCTCGTCGCCGACCACGAACAAGGCTCGCATGCTGATGACGCCAAAGTATTCGAGTGAGTTTCAGGAGTTCGCAGCTCCGGGAATGGCTGATCAGCTTGGCGACCGTGTGGCGCGCGAACAGCGTATGTTCGAGACGATGAACCAAGCGATTGGAGGCTCACGCACCGCGGACAATCTTGCGGACATGTCGGATGTGGCGAACTTCGACCCGGCCGTGCTGTCGAACCTCTTCAGTGGGAATCTAAAGACAGCAGCAGTTCAAGCTGCAGTGCGGGTTTTGAACGAAGGAAAGGGCATGCCGCCGCGCGTCATCGAGCGTATCGGCCGGGGCCTGATGGAAACCGATCCCCAGGCGGCACGCAATCTTCTCAGCGTCGCCGGCAGCAAAGTGACTTCTGATACCGCAAAGCGAGGAATGGCTACTGCCATCTTGAACAATCTTACATCAACGGTGCCGGGAAGAGCTGTCGCGAACTAAATCCTTGGCCGCTTCTGCTTCCAGGACTCGGGGACCTTGTTGCCACTGACCTCAATCGCCCAAGCGGCTAAAACGCCACCGGCTCCCACGCCACCAAGGAACGACGGCCAGCTCAGTTGGCCAGTGAACAGGTTGACGCCGATCACTGTCAAAATGATCGGAAACACCCAACGCCACGGGCCCGGCGTCCGGTCAATCTTCGGCTCTTGCGGATCGTGATCAATGGTTTGCATGCTGGCACATTACACGAAAGAGGTGAGAAATGAAGATCTCTGGAAGCGCAATATCCCCGTTGCCGAACCAGCTCGATACCATGGAACTGGTCGGAGAGCTTTCCGGTACTCTATGGCGTGAACCAAATGGCGTTTATCGCATCGATGGGCGGGTGATCCCAGTTGGTCACAAGGCCGCCTTGGGCGTTGATGACAGCCAGTTTGTCATTGGCGTCCATGACGGCCAAGACATGAGTGTAGGCTTGTTGGGGTTCGAGGGCGGTGTGCACATAAAATAGAGAATACTGAAATTGGTGCCATTGCCCCAAGCTTTTGATGCGATCCCTTACTGCATCGTAATTTTGACCGGGGCTCATCAAGTCATAAGCTATGAACAGATTGGATGCCATTTTCCCCTCCCTTAGTTGCGCGAACTACTGAAGCAGGAACACAAGTAAGAGTCGAGTCAGCAAGGCGGTTCTTCGGAGCCGCCTTTTTCTATGGAGAATCGAATGGCCGGTTTTTGGAACCAGTCCAATACCCAGATTCATGACGCGAACGGGAAGCCCTTCATCAATGCGCGGGCATATTTCTACAAGGGCGGCACATCGACCCCGATCACCGTTTACAAGACCTATTCCCTTGGCTCGATCAATGCGCATCCAAACCCGGTTGTGACGAATGGCAATGGCTATTTCCCGCCGGTGTTCTTCGATGAGGCTGACGGCTTCTATCGCGAGCGCTTGACGACGGCTCAGGGTGTCGTGATCTACGACGTTGACGGCATCCCGATCATCGGCCCGTCGGCCGGTGGAGGTGGTGGGGGCGACAATCCGGTTGATCCGAACTCTGTCCTGATCACTGGCGACATGATCGCCGGCTATCGGGAGGGGCAGCGCAACGGCTTTGTGCGCGCCAATGGTCGAACGATCGGTGCGGCCATCTCTGGAGCTTCAGAACGGGCTAACTCGGACACTCAGCCGCTATTCGAGTTCCTTTGGAACACTGACACGACGCTCGCTGTCGTCGGCGGCCGCGGTATCAGTTCGCTTGCAGATTGGACCGCGAACAAGCAGATGACGTTGCCTGACTGGCGCAGTCGCGCCCTCATCGGCACCGATATCATGGGGAATATCGCCGCAGGCATCATCACCGGGGCGGTTCTCGGCTTCGGCACTGGCGAGACTGCCCATACGCTGACGGCTGCTGAGATGCCGAACCATGCGCATCCACTCTCTGATCCAGGTCATGACCATTCTTGGGGAAATAGAGCGCAGCCTTTTGCCATAACCCCCGGCAACTTCGGTTCGTATGCGCAAGGTGGACCGGATCCAAGCGCCCTGAGAACGTACTCGAGCTTTACCGGTATCACCATGAGCGCAGTTGGCGGTGGTCAATCGCACAACAACGTTCAGCCCTCCCGCGCCCTCACGATCTACATAAGGCTCTGACGATGTACGAAGCAAACTTTGCTCCGGTGTCAAACCGCGCGGACTGGTTTGGTACGATCGAGCTTGTCAACGATGACACAAGCGAGGTCCTGACCGATCTTTCCGATGTGTCGGTGCTCATGGAACTGCGGAGCCGCAATCCGCCATGCCGCGTGCTGTCCGCTTCAACCGAAGACGGCCATATCGAGACATCGACAGGCATTATCCAATGGCATTTCACGGCTGACGAGATGCGCGGGCTCCGGCCTGGCACCTACGAAATCGGTATCACCATCACGCGCGAAGACTTCACCGAGCAGGAGCTCGTCGGCTCCGTTCCGGTCATAGACGGGATTGTCAGAACATGAGCCAAACTTCGTTGAAGATCCGCATCGTTCCGCGGTTCCCGGCAAAAATCGATGCGACCGACGGTATCAAGGTTGTGCGCAGCGGCGTCGATCTGGTCGTCAAATCCGACTATGGTGACCTCGTACAGGTTCCGAGCGTCACCAATCCCGACCGGACGTTCATGCTGGCCTGGGATTCTGACATCGACAATTACCAGGCGATGTCTTTCACCAACATCATCAACAACATCCAGGATGCCATCATCGGGCCTCCACTGGCTGCGATCGACGCCGCAAATCCCGGCGCCAATCAGGCAATCTATTTTACTGATGTCGGCGTTGCTTCGACGTATACCGTCTCATCGTATGTTCGCGGAATATCGAATGCTGCCGATGCGCCTACTTTTCTCTCAGGAATCGGCGCGGCTACGGCAGCACAGGGCGCAAAGGCTGATACAGCGCTTCAGCCAGGGGAAGCCGCAACTCCTGCGCAGGGAACGAAAGCCGACAATGCTCTCCCCAAATTCAATAGTCAGTTTCTGGTAGGCGCATCGCGCTATGCCACATCACTGAACTTCCGCGTGGACAATACCTCGTGGGTGGCAGCCAACACGGTATCAGGCAAGAATGTCTATGCAGGCGCGGCGGCAATTGATGGTTTCTCGTGGGTTGAGGACATTATGCCCGGCACCGAGCAACCAGGAGTGATCAGCAGCTACGCTAGATCCCCCAACGGGAACTATGCTTCTGTGGCGGCCGCAAGGTCCAGCGACAACGCGTCACTGTCCCGCCAGAACATCATTGGCCACGTCGCGGTCGCCATGGTGGATAACCCCACAGTCGCCCACAACGTCTGGGGCAAGTACACCCACGCTTGGTATGCGGCTGGTGCGAAGGATGGCAGCTTCCTCCTAGGCGAAGAGAACTCCATCTGCAATCTTGGCCCCGCAGGCACCCTTCTCGCACCCTTCGATCTGGTTGCTGGTGGTGCTAATGGGAACAATGACCAGAAGGCAAACCTCCGGCTGACTGCAGGCACGGGCATAGCGTCCAACAAGGTGTCTTGCGCGCTCCAGATCACTAACAATAACGCGCAGTTTGCTAGCGGGATCGTCTTTGGGTCTGGTGCACTGGACAGCTCAAGTGGTTATGCTCCCGGCATCTCTATGCCACAGAACGTAGGGATTAGCTTTTATGCTGCCTCCAATACCAACCTGCTGTGGCGCATCTTCTGCAACACAGGCTCAGTGGTGTCTCCGGGCGCCCTGATCTTCGGGGATGGCGTCACGGAGCTTTATGCTTCCAACCTCGATCTTGGGACGTCCGGGAAATACTTCTCCATCGCTGGAACCAAGGTGGTCGGGGCTAGGGCGACGGGGTGGGGAGCTGACAATGGTACCTCCCTGCGGAATACCATGACGACCTACGCGGCGACGGCAGAAGCCACATACACGCAAGCAACCATCCAGAGCCTTATGGACAACGTGCGCAACCTTAGCCGCACCATCAAGGCTCTCAAGGATGACCTTATCGCCCACGGCCTCATAGGAGCCTAGAAGACACATGAAGCTTGACAGTGAAAATGATCGCCAAATGCTTCTCGATATCATCGGAAGCTCTGCAATTCAGGGAAAGGCTGTGTTCCAAGTTGCGGACTTGGTCAGGCGCATTCAGGTAGCCGGGATCGAAGTACCCCCTGCTTCCTCAATTGATCGCATCGGCGCTACTCATGTGAGTAGTGGTCCAACCGACTAATTAGTTTCCTGCACGAACATACGACTACGAGCTTGTCTAGAGCGGTATGGCCGCCTTGCGCAGTTCATCGCTAATTTCCAGCATCAATAGAACTATATCGGCGAAAGAAAGCTCTGAATCGATTATATGTCGCCCGTGGTCTGCTGGCGATATCGTGTAGGCGTGCCAAGTCACCGGTTTTGCTGAGGGATTTGTTATATTTACCTTGCCACCATGCGAGCACGCGTTGCGAATGACCCGGGCGAAATTGAATAACGACGGCCATTGCTGCGAGTCCGCTCCGTAAAGAGTTTTAACCTTATCGAGGTAGCGATCCCAAAAAATCGAAAACGTCCCGCTGATAAAAAAGACTATTCCAGGAAATTGTGCGGTCTCTTGGATATTTCCGCTATCTATTGCCCGCTGGTGCTCCTGCATCGCCGTTATTGGATCGTTGTCACCGATAACAATTTGGATATCTGGTGAGGGCCGCTTCTCGATGGCGCGCATTATGGCTCCGTCTTGAATATCAATGGGCACGGTAATCTTGATGCCATGAATATTGCTTAACAGCTCGAACCTTTTTGGAAGATTCCGGCTGCTGTAGGCAGCTATAACCACGCACCATGTCTCTAGGTACATTTGGATGTGGTACATGTAGTCGTGGATATGGTCCTTGCCACTCTCAAGTTTAATCATTCCCCGCCTAGACAACATATCGCTCTGCCTCACTTGCCGATCAGTCCGATTTAATCTCGCAATAGATTTACTTCGATTTAATTTTATCTGCAGGCTTTTGACTCGGTAGCCTCCTTAATTGCTTCAGGAAGCAACCAAGAACGCAGCTCGGCGAGCTGTCTTCACGTAAGAGAGCTTAGATAGTCATCCAAAAAAGGAAAATACTGTGAAACTCGTCCCGAATGCGGGCCGGGTGCTTAAGCGTTCCTCCACGATGAACGGCTGGCTTCTTCCAAGCTCGCCGTTGATTGATCCGAACTGGTGAATGAAGTTCGACCGCAGGTTATCGATCTGATGAATTCTGCATTGTACAAAGAGTGCCCCTTGGGCAGGTAAAATGGACGCCGCCATTTCCATCGCTGGATGAGCGTTCCCCGTTATTATTACCGCTGTTTTGAGAGTTTCCCGGGGTCAGGTTTGCCGGCGTTGGCTTGGAATTACTCATCGTACACAACGTTCCGGGAGGGCATTGAAACGTCATCGTTGGGATACCGGTGTTGGTCTGCTCATTGCTGCCGCCGCTGTTGGTGTTATTCTTCGCCGGCTTCTTCTTTTGAGCCTGAGGCCTGAAGAGCGTGTAGTAGCCCTTCGTCATGTCTGCAGATGCGATATTCTTGAATGTGACCGTTATTGTGTTTCCACGGTTTGCATTCGAACCTTCCTGCCCTTGAATACTGCCTCCAATGGTACCGCCGGCAGCTGAAACCGGTATTGCAGCCACGTTCAGCTGCGCGCCGCCTGAATTAGATGCGGCTGCCGCGACCTGGAACTGAACCTGCACCTCATCGACCATCAAGCCAAGTCTTTTGTCTGAAGAGTATTGATCTTGCGCGTGGTGAAGTGACTTCGAGACATCTTGAATTGCGCCATCCAGAGATATTTCGCTTGGTTTCACAATTTCACTCGGCGTGAAGCTGGCGCAGCTCGCCAATGCCGACGATATCAGCGTTAAAATAGCAAGCGCTTTGCGCATCACTGTTCCCCTGGTTGAACGAACTATGATCGCCGGGGAACAGAATTAGTCTATCGCCACAAAAGGCGATGTCTCTACCACTCTTGGACAATGGAAGGTTTCGGGTATGGACCGAGCGAAATTCTTCGCGGCGGTGCGGAAACGCGTTGCCAATCTATTCAAACTGAAACTGATTCCGGAATGGCGCGGCGTCCTTAGGCGCGCATGGTCAATTCGTCTGATCGTGATCGCCGGCATTCTGTCCGGCTGCGAAGTCGGCCTCCCTTACATCAATGAGCTGACCGAGATTCCTCGTGGTGTCTTCGCTGCTCTGACAATCATCGTCTGCGCCGGTGCATTCATTGCCAGAACCGTGGCGCAGGAAAACTTCAGGGAAAAGCCCAATGCCGAACAATAAGCTTCGCGCCACGCCGCGGGCCAAGGCCCTCATTGCTTCGATCGTGGCACTCGCCGTCGGCGGCTACGTCACGATCTTTCCGGGTCAGCCGAAGGTTCACGATGATACCGCCCTGGCGATCAAGACCGCGATGCCGTGGGAAGGGCGCCAACTCGTCGCCTATTTCGACCGGATCGCAAAGCCTCCGGTCTGGACCATCTGCGATGGCGATACCGACGATGTTCAGCCGGGATTGGTCGAAACGTCTGCCGGATGCGACCAGCGCACGGCGATGAAGATGGAGAAGCGGTACCGGCCGGCTCTCGTCTCCTGCGTCGACAAGTGGGATGATCAGCCGCTCTCCTGGCGCGGTATGATGCTTTCGCTCTCGTGGAGCATCGGAGTTGTCGGCGCTTGCAACTCGACCGCCAAGCGCGTCGTCAACGACGCGATCAGGCTCGGCAAGCAGCCGGACTATCTTGCGAGCTGCAATGCGGCCATCGCCTTCAACAAGGCCGGCGGCCGGATGATCGTCGGCTTGGCGAAGCGCCGCGAGATGGGTGATGCCTCCCGCATAGGGGAAGGCGAGCTTTGCGTGAGTGGCCTCTGATGTTCGGGATCCTCGATTACCTCAAGCTCGCCGCCGGCGCCGTCGTGGGCGGTTTCCTCGTCTATGTCTTCATGAGCCTCGTCAACGTCCGGGCCGCCGAACATCGCGCTCGCGAAGGCTACGTGCAACTCGCCGAGAAGACGACAGAGGAAGCCAAGGCGGTCGAAATGGAACGCCAGCGCAACGCCGCCTCGCAGGCCCTCGACGATGCCCGCAAGCGCCAAGCCGCAGACGAAGCCTCCCAGATCGCTAAAGACGCCCAAACCGATATCGAGGTTGCCGACTATGAAAAGAAGCTGGCTGGTGCCAATCGTCAGTGCGTTGCCGATCCTGATGATGTTGAATTCCTGCGCAAGCACTGAGCGTCTGAAGAGCGCCGCAGTAGAGCAGGGGAAGATCGCCGCCGGCCTGCATCTTCCAGATCTTCCTGAGGATTGTCGGAACCAAGAAGCCCATGCCCGCGTAGAGGTAGGTGATGAGCTCCGTTCGGTACTTGTGAAAGAGCGGAGTGCCTTGAACCGCGCCAATGCCCGCGTAGGGCGCTGTGCTGCTTTCTATGACGACACCCAGATCAGCTTCGAAAGGAGTTCCTGATGTCGGCCTACAAGCCTCTTATCCTGTTTTTTATCTCTGCCGGCCTTCTCATCTGTGTGATTGGCATCGGCTTAGCCTCCATGCTGCAGTGAAAGATCCGAGATGACCCCACCCGAAATCGATGCCGCTGTCCATAAACAGCTGGGGGAACTCGTTGCCGGCGTCCGGTCCCTACAGGAGGCGAACCGACGTCTCGAGGACATGATTAGGCGATCGGACGATAAGTCCGAGGAAAGTAGATCAAGGGTCCATAAGCGAATGGACGAGATGGTCGATCGCGTTGGGAAGGTGGAAACGACTATCGTCACGGTTCAGGAGGACATCTCCGAGATGAAGCCGGTCACAGACGATGTGAAACGGTGGAAACTTATGGGCCTCGGCGCCCTCGGCATGATCGGGATCGCCGGCATGGCCCTTGGGGTGTCATTTGCTGACGCTCTGAAGCGGATCGCGCTCGTGGTCATCGGCAAATAGTTTGTGCGCTGGGGCGCTTTTGTCGTCGGCGTCTGCGCCATGTGGATCGCCGATCTAATCTTTGAGGCAATGATGCGATGGATCAAGGGCGGCCGGTCGAATTGAACTATCGGGGTCTGGCCGAATAGCCTAGGGCCGGAGATTGGGTTGCGAATTCGCTTTTCGAGTACGCCGGCGGACCATTCTCCAAGCCGTGTAGCAGGCCGTTCCTATTGTCCCCAGCGTACCGAGCATCGCCGCGATTGCTACGGCCGCGCTTTGAACTGTAGAAAACGTTGCAGCAACCTGGCCCACAAAGCTGGCTCGAACTTTCACGATGAATGGGAATTGTTCTACCGGAACCTCAATTGTTTTTTCGCCGATCTTAATTCGTTGCTCCAAGTTGAAGAGCACCGTTTTTTCGCCTGGCGTCTTAGCCGTGACTGTCCATGTCCAGATCGACGGCGCAGTGCTAACCAAAGTTTTCCATCCTGCGTCCTGAGCAACGTATTCCAAATCGCCTGTCACCAATGAAGCAGAAACTTCGCGAGACGATTGAATGGTGGTGTTCATGATGGATGACGCCGGCAACTTGCGGCCCAAATTGTCCAGCCCCATCGTCGAACCATCTTGCTTCTCTGCTTGGATTGCGAAGGTGACCAAATAGGACTTGTACAGTCGCATATCGGTCTCCATGTGGATGTCGGCTCTTGATTTTAAACTGGCGTGTGCAATGGCGTCTTCCAACGGATCCTTCGCGGTAGTTACGTTGGTGTCATCGCCGGCTGCTGGATTTCCTGCTGATGACGGTGTGACGTTATCCGGCGTTTGAACACTATCAGATTGTACGGGCCGACTGATTTTGCCCTCAGCACCGGCATTGACGGTGTAATTGGGAGATGGAGATAAGCTTATACCCCTGGAATGGATCGGTGGCGCAGTAGCTGCGGGAGCGGCTGACGTGGTAGCCATTCGGTCTTCAGCGAAGTCAGAAGTTGAGGCCGGCCGCGATTGGGGTCTGAAAAACAAGACGCCGCCACCAATGATCCCAACGAGCACGAGTGGTGCTGTTGTTGCAATCAAGACGATCTTCCAACGTCTTTGCATGAGTACAACCCCCAGGGGCGAAAATTTCTCATGCATGCGACTATTAGTCAATTAATCCATTTGAACAGCAGGTGGTTCGGCGCGGGAGGCTGCGCCGACTGATTAAACGAGCCTGATGGGCTGGTGGTCGCCAGCCTGTGTAAGTGGCGAAGGCTGGGACGGACTTAAACGCGATCGGAGTTGGAGAAAGCACAATGTGGGTCGCGCCTTCCCTTTTTGATCGTCAGCCGCTATCATTGGAGCATGCAGGAAAAGTATGTCATCCACGAAGATGAAGACGGCACCTTCGCGATCCTCGACGCCAAGTCGTATGAGGTGGTCGAGAGATCTGGCATGATACTGCAAAATATGCCGTGGTACTGGGTGGATTCCCTTATCGGTCTACTTGAAGACCTCGACCGTCACAAAGAGATGCCGAACTAGCGAAGTGCCCTAACCTTTGAAATTCAAAACGTGGGCCGCGTAAAAAGAGACGCGCCGAAGCGGGTTTCATTATCAGCAAGGAAGCAGTTTCTTGTCGGGCTCGGTTGCCACGTACCCTCAACAGCGGCTGAGCAATGCGAAGGGCATATTGTCGAGGCGATCGATCTCTGCCAGAGGCATTCGCGGTCTTGGAAAAATGCGGCCCTTCCCCATTGCCTCCGACGCGACTCACACAATTCCATTTTCGTCGGCATATCGAACAATTCGTGGTGGCGTATCATCGGATTCTCTAATGCCGTTGATGATTCGCTGAAACACTTCGGGGTGCCAATCGTCTTTCGTCAAATAGTAATTCAGGTCAACAAACTTCCCAATTCGGTCTGCACGCATTGTCTCGGCCAGGCGGTAGAGAATATAGCTCGGATGTTTGACGAACGGATGGTCGCCAACGTGTAATTCGCAAGCTGGATCGTGATACTTTCCGGGCCTAATCGACGTCACATTCATTACCAAGCACTGCTGGTGCGCGCATGGGTCATTCATCACAGCATAGAGATGATGGACCTCATTAACCGGCCCAATATAGGATGCAGCGCGGTAGGGAACGTAACCAGTCATGCAGCTCTGAATGCAGCGACCATACGACGCTCGTTCTGAAGGTCTTCAGCCAGCTCGACCGGATCAGCTTTTTCAAGGACATGAAAGATGGTAGCAAGCTCAATTGGAATGGACGTATTGCCAGGGTTCTTCCATTCAGGGCAAAAGTCGTGCGTCCAGTCTGCCAATTTGAACTGATCGATGTTTTTGAATCGCTGCCAGGTTTCTTCCAAAACTTTCAGATCCCCGCGGCTAAGCTCATCGAGATCCGACAAGTCGAGTTGCTGAGCAAGAGGCAGATCGTCATGGCGTCGAGTCGAAATAAACTCATGCCAATCTTCCTGGCGAGTGGGCGCGACACCGTTCATGTAACTGTAGGTGTAAGAATTCACCGGCCCGAATTTCATCGACACATAGCTATCGTTCGTAATCGGAAAGTCGCGAAGCTCGATACTCAAACGATCCGCGAGATAGATGAGCTTTGTCGCCTTCAGGATATTGATTGCGCCACCTGATTTTAAGGCAAAGAAAGCCGTTACCTGCGCAGCCTTACGGGTCAAAAACCAAACGGGAATATTCGGGACGAAGGTCATGGACCTTTCACTCTTTTCATCCGGCACTGTGGCACGATTAGAACCTATATGTGATTTGTCAATCAAGTGTAAAGATGACCGAAAGAGCTAGCGTTTGGGTCGGCATTCAACTCAATGAAATTGAACGACGATTTTTCCAGCCTCCCCAAGTGAGCCTCCGCGGAAAGCTTGCGCCCATTACAGCCCACCACGTGAGGCCACGCTATTTCTAGTCGCGCAAAAGTCGAGTCGTTGGGAAGCGGGTCGTGCTAAGTGAAAATCCCGGCCACTGTGGACAAGGCACTTAGAGCGACCGCGGCGCCAGTCCAAGCAGCAGCGACCCTATTCAGCCGGCTGACCTTGTTGGCACTTTCGAGGACGCCGACAATCCAATGGGTGTTGGCGGTGTTTGGATCCAGGGGTTCAATCGCGTTTGGGGTCCGTGCCCATAGCGGCAGCGTCTCGACCACGCTTGAAAGATACCAGTAACGGACGCTAACGAAACCTGCGCCTGCGCTTAGAAGACCCAACGTTGCGCTGATCCATTTCGCCGAGTCTTCAATCATTCCAATTCTCCTTAATGTCTACGCAGGTAGCTCGGCGATCCATGTTTCAAGACGCCGCTGTCTCGTTCCTCTCTTCGTCGCGCTTGCGTTCTATAGCCGCAAGCTTTGCGCGAGCATGCTCTAGATCTTTCCACGCCTCCCATTGGGCCAATGATGCGAAACCTTCTGGTTGTCGCTCATAATGCGTTTGCTTTTGCGTACTTGAGATTTCGGGAGAAACGCCAACCTTCTTCCCGTCGATCTCCATCCACACCGTCACGCCTTCGCGTTTGGCGACCTTGGCCATGCATCTCAAATCGGCTTCGCTAATGAATGCCCTCTTGGTCACCGGTCCTGTTTCCTTCTCCTTCCAAACTTCGCAGCTTTATGACCTGCGTCAGCTCGCGCTTGCTTCTCTCGCAACTTCAAGAGAGCGGCATAATCTCCTTCTGGCAGAGCGCCGAGGGAAATCTTCGCTTTGGGTTTGGCGGCCTCGATGATTGCCTCAATATCTGCTGGCATCAGGAACATAGCCTTTCCGATGATTCGGCACGCGCCGAGCTTGCGCGCTTTCTCACGAAGCGTTCGCTCAGAGACGGCTATCCCTTTTGATTGAAGTATAGCCACCGCGGCGTGAGGCGTCAGGGCCTCAGAAAGCTTTAATCTGTTCTCGGCGTCGGCAGCCACTGGTTTCTCGTCAGGCTCTATCAAACGAGCGGGCGACACGCGCTCGCGCTTCTGTCTTTCCTCAGCAGCATCTATGCGAGCTTGTCTACGAGCAAGAGCACGAACAAAATTGAGTAGGGCTTCCTGCGCTTGGTCCGGCAATTCAGAAAATTCCATGATCGCACTCAGTCATCCCAGGAATTCACTTTAGGAGCAGGATCGCCTTCTGGATCAAAGAATGGATCGGGCTCGGCATAAAGTTCAAGCTCAACCAATCTCTCTTGGATTCGCTCAACCGTCGTCTTGTTTTCAAGATCGGCGAGCCGTTGCGTAGCCCAAACAATCATCCGAGCATAATCAGCGGGTATTTCCCCGTACTGTGGGACAGCTGATATCGTTGCTCGGAGATCATCCACCTCGCGACGAGCGTCAGCGATCCATTTCAAGAAGCTAAGCCGGTCGTCTTCACGTTTTTGGCGCAGTTCGACCAGTTGTCTCCGATGGCGCATACGCAGGCGCAGCTCTTCTGCGTGTCGACGCCGTTTGTCGCTTTCACCATTAGCTATATGATTGATGCGGAAGCTTTCAACGATCTGAGGAACCAATTCTTCTAGCCGCCGCTGATCGGTGTCAGTCCAATTTTTTGCGACACCCTCCGCGTCGCCCCAGATTTGGAGATTCAGCCGCCCTATGTGTTTAAGCTCGTATTGCTTCCACCCGTATTTTGAGTCGGTCGTAATCTGCTTTCGCGGGGCTGTAATACGAAAATCGACCTTCGTACCGTCTTTCGTGAATCCGAGGCGGCTGCTCAGGCAATCAAAGGAAAACCCGAACGGCTGGAGTTCGGCGTGGATGCGGCCCAGGAGTGCTCCAACGCGATCGACATCAGCAGGAGTGACTTTTGTCCATCTCAGCGAAATATAGCCGTCGCGGTCAGGCTTACATTTTCGAAACTCGGCGACGAAGGCCTTTACATTTCCTTCCAACTTGACCGGTGTCGACATAGAAGGCGGAGCGACGGATTTGGGAAGTTCATCGACTGGGGCTGGTGCGACAAGGGCTTCGTCTTTTTGCCTCGGCTCTGCTCTTATGGTAGCCAACGCCTGAGCAAGGTATTCGCTCTGCGGAGTGGCAGACTTGCCGCCGATGTGGACGGTTTGAAGGCCCGTATTGTCGACCGCCCTTAGGGGAGTGCGTTTTGGCTTCTGGCCGGCCTCGATCTTAGCCCAGTATCCTCGCGGTGGCACCGGAATCAGATGTCTTGCACACGTCTTAGCCAAGCCTTTATCCGACAATCCAAAATCTGCAGCAAGCTTCTGCATCGGAGTGGACCAGACAAGCTCGTGCAATTCTTCCCTAGAGTAGGTTCGTTTCATCCCAACATCCTCTGCCGTCTGAAAGGAAGCAAAAGGGGATGTTGTGAGTCAAGTCACTGTATAGGGGAATCACTCAGAGGTTTGTCGAACCTAGGGAGCACTATGCAAAAAGGGCTTCCGGTTTCCCGAAAGCCCTTAGTGTACAACGAATTAGGATGGTGGGCGTGACAAGGATCGAACTTGTGACCCCTACGATGTCAACGTAGTGCTCTCCCGCTGAGCTACACGCCCATCCGATGGCGGCGCATAGATCACAAAACCTTGGTTG